AGCTACACGTACACTGCCGCAGGCGACATCGACGATGACCACTGGGCAAATGAGGACATCACTGTAGAAATCAACGTCACGACTGCCAACATGAGCATTGATGTTCGCCTCCAGGCTCAACGCCGTAACGCCGCCGGGGATCTCCAGGAGGGGTCAGCGCTTTCTATCGAGACAGGTCTGGGCAGTCTTGGAGTAGTGACGATCGTAATTCCGGGCAGGGCTTGGCTTGTCGGGTCGTCTGATGATCGCCTCACTATTCAGTATCGGTTCACCAACGGCTCTCATGGCGACCAGTCAGTTTCCATCGAGACAGGCACGACCGACACAGAAGTTACTGCCAATATCAACCTCGCTGGTCCAGGTGCCCTCAGGGATCTAATCATGGGCCCCGGCATCATTCCCTTCGAGAGGTAAGCCGTGCTGGTGAATAAGCTAACGAGAAAAGACTTCAATCGGCCATGAGCACTTGGTTTCTATCTGAGAATAATTCCGACCTCACTTTTGGATCTGTCTTCAATCGGGACTTGGTTCTTGAGGTAGAGACCGCGAATACGGTCGAGGTTCTCATAACAGGGCAAAGTACAAGTTTTAACTATGCGTATACTCCAATAGGCCAACTCGATGACGCCGACTGGGCTGATGGGGACATCACTGTAGAAGTCAACGTCACTACTGCCAACATGCAGGTTGACTGCCGCATCCTGATTCAGCGTCGTAATAGCGCAGGAGTTTTCCAGGAAGCATCATCTTTTACCGGCGCTCAATCTATGGGTTCCACTGGAGTTTTGACGTTTCTGCTTTCGGGCGTGACTTGGACTGCTGGAAATGCCGATGATCGGCTGAATGTTCAATTTCGGTTCGAAAACGGGTCTCATGGGGAACAAACAGTAGGAATTGAAACAGGCACAGTCGACACGGAAATTACCGCATCGCCTAATCCCGCGGCAGCGACCGCCCTCAGGGATATGATCATGGCGCCGGGTATCATCCCCTTCACGAGGTAAGCCATGCCCGGCGCAGCAGTAACAGCTTTCTTTCTCGACAACGAAGACTGGTCACCCGTGGGAGCGGCGATAGTTGTTGCTCATGAACTGATTGTTCGGTCCGGAGTGGATCTTCAGGTCAGGCGTGGTATCATCGTCGAGGTACGCAGCGGCATCGACATCGACCTAGACAGCGGTAACGATTTGGAGGAGTAGCGTGGCTTGTCTTGCCCAGCCGGATGTTATCGATCTGTGCCGGAAGCGTGGAGACTCCTTCGCCGACGAGTTCACGATCAAGGACAAGAACAAGGTCGTCATCGACATCTCGGGGTTCTCATTTCTCCTGACAGTCGATCCTTCACCCACACCTGCAGATGCGGCCAACAACATCTTTCAACTCACTGGAGTAATCACAGATGCCGTGAACGGCAAGGTGGAGTTTGCTCCGACTACGACACAATCCGATGTCAACCCGCAAACCTATTTCTACGACATCCAGCAAACGGACGGTGCAGGAAGAGTTCGGACCATTGCTGAGGGGCCGTATGACATCACCCAAGACGTGACGAAGTAGAGGCGACATGGCCACCATCACCATACAAGGCATCAACTTCGACAGCTACGTCACGTTGGCCAATGCGGACAACTACATGGTGGCGCGCATCGGTTCGCCGGAGTGGTTGGCTGCTAGCCAGACTGTAAGGCTACAGGCGTTGGTGACGGGCACTCGTTGGGTCAACCGCATACTCGCTAGGCTCGTAGCTACAGATGACGTGCCGGATCCTTCGGTTGATCCTGCACCGGATCTGATTCAGGACTCCACCACAGAGGCTAGCTATGCGCTGGTTGTGGACAGTTCCCTCCAGAATGCGACGGCTGCTACAGCAGACAACAACAGGGTAATCGAGGCGGGCTCCGTGAAGCTGGAACGCTTCCGTCCGATCACCGGAACAGCATTGCCGACGATTGCTCAGCAGCTCATGAACGCTTGGATTGCCAGCATAGGTGGTGGGACAATCTCTTCGGGCGCTTCGTTCGGCACCAGTGGCGTCACTTCGTTCTGTGAACTAGACCAGTTCGGACTCGACGTTGGGTTCCCCTAATGCCGAAGCTCTTCGGCGTAGACGTAGCCAACGAAGTCAACAAGGCCATGGGTCCTGGGCTGTTGGATGCTACGCTCACGGTGGTGACGCCTGGCACGAGAACTGCTGGCAGCCTCAGTGGTGGCGTCAATCCCACGACCACAACCCACACAGCCAAAGGGTTCATCGAAGACTACAAGGACTTCCAGATTGATGAGACCATCATCCAACGAGGAGATCGCATGGTCTTGCTGCTGGGGGACAGCATCTTCCCTGCAGCCATCCCTACGCCTGGAGACAGGGTGAACATAGAAAGCGAAGACTTCAATGTCGTCAACGTGACACGTGACCCTGCTGCTGCAACTTACACCATGCAGGTACGTGGCTGATGCCGGTAGACGCTGGCAGAATCGCTGCGCTCTTGGCTCGTGCCGAACCTGCTCTTCGCCGGCAATTCCTCCAAGCAATCGTGCTCATGCGACAAGAGGGGTCGCTTGCAACGCTGGCTGAATTGCTGGCCACCAACAGGATCAGCGAAGCGTTGGAAGTGGTGGAAGCAGCTATTGGTCGCTTCGCTGGAGCCACTAACACCGTGTTCATCGGTGCTGGCGAGAGCACCGCTGGGTTCATTGGCGGAGCGTTGAACGTCATTATCGACTTCGACCAGGTGAATACACGTGCAGTGAACATCATGCGACAGAACCGTTTCCGCCTCGTTACTCAGTTCACCCAGGATCAGGCACGCGCCACGCGCGCAGCACTCGTGGACGGTATCACCAGAGGGCTGAATCCACTTGATCAAGCTCGCAACTTCCGTTCTTCCATCGGGCTGACCGAACGCCAAGTGGAAGCGGTGAACAACTACAGACGACTGTTGCGTAGCAACTCCAGCGAGTCGCTCACACGGCAGCTTCGAGACCGTCGATTCGACGGCAGCGTCCGCCGCTCCATCAGCACAGGCGAAGCACTCTCGGATGCCCAGATCGACAGAATGGTTGGGCGGTACAACGAGCGCAGTTTGGTCTTCCGTTCAGAAGTCATCGCCCGCACAGAGGCGTTGCGTGCTGTTCATGAAGGCAGCGACGAGATGTTTGCACAAGCCTTCGAGAGTGGGGACCTGAATCCTGAGCAGGTGATACAGCAGTGGCTCACGGCCAGTGATGGTCTTGTGCGAGAGCCAGCCCACACCTTCATGCATCTACAGGAGCGTCGAGTCGGGGTTCCGTTTGACTCTGGCATCGGCAACCAGCTCCGCTTCCCTGGGGATGCTTCGGCTCCGGCCAAGGATGTTGTCATGTGTCGCTGCGTTGTGACAACTCGCATCACGAGTATTGCTGCCTGAACTCGAGCTTGCCTTTCTTCTTCGATTGGAGAGACTTCCGTCAGTGGACTTCGAGACTCGCACAGAGTACGTCAAGATCGACGAGAGCTTGGGCCTCGTCTTTGGCTTCGGTCTCATTTGCAAGATCGACGGTGAAGACTACTACGATGTCCAGGGTGACAACCCCACCGAGGAAGGCATGCTGGAAGCGTCGGCTGACTTCATGCAGAACAGTCGAATCGTGCGGGACATGCACAAGGGTGACCCCATCGGCACCATGGTCTTTGCTTTCCCCCTCACCACCGACATCGCCAAGGCGTTCGACATCACTACGCCTCGCACTGGCCTCATGATCGGGATGAAGCCTTCGCCCGAAGTGCTGGCCAAGTTCAAGAGCGGTGAGTACACTGGCTTCAGCTTTGGTGGCAAGAGGCTGGAAGAGGAGGTTGTGGAGCCGTGAGCGCGCACCTCGGACAAGGCAAGAAACGCCGCATGAAGAAGTTCATGATTGGCGAAATGAGCGCGGTGGATGTGCCGGCAGTGGAAGGTGCAACTGCGCTCATCCTCAAGCGCCACGACGCCACAGAGAAGAATCTTGACGAGGAGGATCGTGGC